CTTTGGCTTATCAGAACTACGAGGCAGAGCGTGGTCGCCAGCAAGCGGCTACGATGGCTGCACCTGAGATGGCTCAAGCTGACTACCAAGACATTCAGAATATGTTGGCGGCAGGTCAGGCTCGTGAGGGTTATACAGGCGCACAGCAACAAGCTGACATGACTCGATTTAACTTCTTGCAAAACCAACCTCAACAGAATTTGCAGAACTATCTGTCATTGGTTTACGGCAACCCATTAGGTCGTGTTGCTCAAACAACAGCAAGCGGTGCTGCTGATGCGTCTACATTGCAAACCCTATTAGGTGGTGCGGCTGCATTGGGTGGATTAGAAAAGAATACTGGGTGGCTCAGTAAGGGATGGAACGCCTTGTTTGGTACACCTTAAGGAATAAATCATGGCTGGATTATTAGATATTTTTGGCACAGGTGGTGCAGACACATTAGGTCTGTTGGGTATGTCAACTGCTGACATTCAGCGTAATCGTGACGATGCCCAAGCACAAGCCTTGTATGCCCTAGCAGGTAGATTGTTCCAAGGTGGAAATACTGGTCAGTCTATTATTGAAGGTTTGCAAGCTGGGCAGAAAGCCTACAAAGGCGGCATGACTGATGTTATGCAAAGCCAATTGCAAAACTATCAACTGCAAGAACTCAAGAAAAAGAAAGAAGCTGAGCAACAAGCATTGATGCGTCAGCAAGGTGTTGAAAACTTAATTGCAAAAGCATATCGTCCAGAGACATTTGCTGAAACACCATTGACTAACATCATGGGTCAAGAGATTGCAGGACCAAATATGCCTCAAGCGGCAGGTCTTGGAATGGCTGAACTTGCACCTAAATTGATGGCTACACCAGAAGGTAGAAAAGCGCTTAAAGACTTGCAACCAGAATACAAAGAGGTAAATGGTGCGCTTTATGAGATTTCTGCTGGTATGCCGCCAAGATTAGTTGCTGGAAATAAGAAGCGTGATACTGTAACAGTCGGCAATGTTGTTCTTGATAAAGACAATATGTCTGTTCTTTACACAGCACCAGAAGCACCTGCGGCTTCTATTAAAGAGTTCCAAGACTTTAATAAATTAACGCCTACTGAAAAGTCGGCTTATATTAAATTGCAAGAACAAAAGCGTCCAAGTACAACAATCAATATGCCAAATGAAGGTGAGCGTAAAGCCGCAACATTGGCTAGTCGTTTGAACTTCAGCGTTGGACAAATGAATGAAGCAATTGGTTTAGACCCTAAAGCGGCTATGCCAAACACAGCGGCTGAAATTGCTCGTTTTGCTTCACGCACAGACTTTTTGCCAAACAAGATAAACACCGAACAGCGTCAAATTGTTGAGGCGGCACAAGAGGATATTCTTGATGCGGCTTTGACATTAGGAACTGGTGCGGCATATAGTCGTGAACAGTTGGCTGGATATAAAAAGTCTTTCTTCCCACAAATGGGTGATAGTGCAGCAACAATTAAGACTAAACAAGATCGTCTTGCTAACTTGCTTAAATCTGCTGAAGTTGCTTCTGGTCGTGCGGCAAAAGAAATTACTGTACCAATACCTACGCCAGTTGTACCAAAACAGCAAATTGAAACATCTCCATTCCAATATGACCCTGCTAAAGAGCAGCGCTATCAAAATTGGGTTAGCCAACAAGGTAAAAAGGGTTAATCATGGATGAAACAGAAGAATTTGAGTTTAGACGCAGGTATGAGTTGGAAAATGCTCAACTAAAATCTCCAACACTTAAAGAATCATTTGAGCGTGGTGCAGGGTTAGCATATCGTTCTATTGCTCCTACATTGGCTGGCGCACAGATTGGCTCATATGGTGGCCCATTGGGTGCGCTTGTAGGCTCAATGGCTGTCCCTGCTGCTGATGCTGTTAATGCGTTATTAAATGTAATTGCTTCTCCATTTACTGAAAAGCGATTGATGCCAGCATCTCAAGCTATTCAAAACTTGATGACTCGTTCTGGTGTACCTGCTGCGCCAGAGACACAAACACCAACTGAGAGAGTTGTTGGTGGTGGATTAGAGGCAATGACAGGAGTGGCTAGAACTATTCCTGCATTGATTAAAGCATCTACTACTGCTGCCTCTCCTGTGACTCGTGGTGTTACAGAGCAACTCGCTGTAGCCCCTAAGACACAAGCGATTGTGACTCCTACTGCTGTTATGTCTGGTCAAACAGTTACAGAAGCTACTGGAAATCCTTTGTATGGTGCGGTTACAACACTTGGAACAGGTGCTGTTGGTAGCGTTAAGCGTCCTCAAAAAGAGCAAGCATTACCTACTCAGGCATTAGACAAAATTGCCACAGATAGATATAACCAATTGCAACAATCTGGTGTGCAACTAAAAACTGATGAGTTTGTTAACTCAATGGATAAGATTGCAAAAGGTTTGAGAGAAGAAGGTTATACGCCAAAAGCATATCCAAAGATTTCTGGTGCTATTGAGGAACTTACATCTACTACTCAGCCTAAAGATTGGACTGAACTACAGGCTTTGCGTAAGATGATTCGTGGTGGTCAAAAAAGTGTTGACCCAGAAGAAAGACGAATTGCATCTATCCTTTTGGATGACTACGACAATTATTTGATGACTGTTCCAAAAGACTCTATTGCTTCTGGTGACATGAAAAACGCAGGTCAATTGTGGTCTGAGGCTCGTAACGCTTATTCAAGAATGAAGAAGTCTGAAGTCTTTGAGGATATGCTTAACGAGGCAAAGCTAGACAAGAGTAAATTTACTCAGTCTGGTGAAGAAAACTCACTTGCCAAACAATTGCGTCAACTTGCCAAAAATGACAAGAAAATGCGCTTGTTTACTAAAGAAGAACAAGATGCTATTGAGCAAGCTGCCAAAGGTGGTAATGTTCAAAATATGTTGAAGTTCTTTGGTCGTTTTGCACCAACTGGACCTGTAAGCGGTTTGTTTACTGGTGGCGCAACTGTCATGGCTCCTGCTGTTGGTATTCCAATGGCTTTAGGTGCGGCAGGTTCTCGTGTAGCCGCTACAAATATGCGTAGAGGTAGCGTTGAGGACTTAGCCAATATGATGCGTTATGGTGGCACTCCACAAACAACTGGTGGTCCATTTAGGGCTGTAGCACCAACATCCATGCGTGGTCTATTATCTATTGAAGATTTAGACCAAGAACAGCGTAATCTTTTAGGTATCCAATGATGGCTACTCAAGTCTTGCAAAACTGCCGTGTAGTTCCAATGCGGCTTTTTTGTAGGCTTGACTGGCTTCCTCAGCAGTTTTGTAACAACCTAAACTAATACATTTGTAATTAACTGTAATTCTTGCAACAAACCTATTGTTTTGATTATGAAGATAAACCCCTTTAAATCCAGTAGTGTTGCTTACTCTCAGTTTTGTGTTTCTGTTGTTTTGAGCATTGTTTGCTTCACGCAAATTAGAAATCAAGTTGTTTGACCTATTGCCATCAATGTGATCTATCTGTTCAGGAAAATAACCATTAAACATCATGAAAATAATTCTATGAGCGTAGTATTTCTTTTTGTTAATTGTTACTTCTTGATAGCCGTTGCTTTTTTTAGGTCGGCTGGCTTGTTTGCCTTTAAGTTTGTTTCCTCTGCGGTCAACCTTCCAAAAAAGATGCCCTTCACGATACTCAAAAAGTTCATGAAGAAATTGCTGTGTGATTTCCATATATCCACCAAAGAAAAACCCCTTGAACATCCGCAGTACCAGTGCAAACATCCAAGGGGAAGCCTATGGCTTAGAACTATTAAGGTCTGGTACACCCAAGGTCTAAGCCTACAAACATTCTTTCATAAACAAATTGCCTTGTCAACCACCAAGGCTTAAAATCAGATTAACCGAACAAGGAGTTCAAAATGGCGAAGACGAAGATAAGTGAGTTCAGCGCAACACCAGCCAACAATACTGACATTGATGGAATTAACATAAATGAGGGTTGTGCGCCTAGTGGTATTAATGATGCTATCCGTGAGTTGATGGCTCAACTGAAAGACTTTCAGACTGGTGCTGTTGGTGACTCGTTTAACGGACCTATTGGAACTTCTACTGCTGCGGCAGGTGCGTTTACTACTCTGACGGCATCTAGCACATTAAATGTTACTGGTGTAGCTACATTGGGTAATGGGGCTATCTTAGGAACTCCTGCTAGTGGTACTGTAACCAACTTAACTGGTACAGCCTCTATCAACATCAACGGAACTGTTGGTGCTACAACTCCTACGACTGGCGCTTTCACAACATTAGCGGCTTCTGGTGCTGTAACCCTCTCTGGAGGTACTGCTAACGGAGTAGCGTATTTAAACGGCTCTAAGGTTGTTACAAGCGGTTCTGCGCTGTGGTTTGACGGAACTAACTTTGGAGTTGGCACAGGCGGCAACACCTTAAACCATCAATCTGTTATTTATAAAGGCGGTGCTAACGCTGTTTACCAACAAATTGCCAATGGTTCTACTGGGCTTGCATCAACCAATGGTATTCGTGTTGGCTTGTCTTCTGCGGGTGTTGGTGAGTGGTATTCACCTACTGCGGCTATTTCGTATATCAACAACTCAGAACAAATGCGCCTAACCAGCACAGGTCTGGGTATTGGTACAAGTTCACCTGTTTTGAAGTTGGATGTTCGCTCAGGTGCTACGGCTACAGCCGCATTGTTAGACACAACAGCCGCTACAGCTTATTCAGGAGGTTCATTTTTCTCTGGTGCAAACTTGCAAATTCGTTCAGGCGCAAATGCAACAGGTAATGGCGCAGGAATTCGTTTTTCAAGTTCTAACAATGGTGCGCTTGAGGGAATGTTTGGTTGGGTACAAAACGCCTCAACCTATGGCGACTTTGTTTGGCAAGGCTACAACGGCTCTTATATAGAGCGTATGCGCCTCGACTCCTCTGGCAACCTTGGATTAGGAGTTACTCCTAGTGCTTGGCGTAGCGGTGACGTTGCATTAGATATTGGCGCAGTTGTGTCTTTAGTTAGCGCACAAAGTGCAAACACAAGGCTTTACAACAATACTTTTGTTGCTTCTGGTGGAACTAACACTTACAAAACTAGTTCTTTTGCTTCTTACTATGACCAAGGTAGCGGGGTTCATCGTTGGTTCAACGCCCCATCAGGCACAGCAGGAAACGCCATTACCTTTACTCAGGCAATGACTCTGGATGCTAGTGGGAATTTGGGTATTGGTACTACAAGTCCATCAAATAGACTTGATGTTGCATCATCAACAAATTCAACAATTGGGATTACTCGCACAGGGTCACATAATGTCACACTTAATGCTGTAGCAGGTGGTGCTTTCACAATTGGTTTAGATGGCTCTGGTGGCGGTACAGAACGTGCCCGTATAGACTCAAGCGGTCGATTTATGCTTGGTACTACATCAGCATTAAATAGTGGTGGTGCTAAAGCAAGTATTCAATTTGCAGGCGGTCAAGGATTGTTCATTGCTACCGAAGCGCAAGGCAATGGTCAAGTTATGGGTTTTAATTACAACATATCCACAAATGTTGGCTCAATTAGTATTACAAGCACAGCAACTGCTTACAACACATCTTCTGACCAGCGCCTAAAAGAAAACATTGCTGACGCTAACTCTGCATCTACATTGATTGATGCTTTGCAAGTGCGCAAGTTTGATTGGAAAGCAGACGGCTCACATCAGCGTTATGGTTTTGTTGCTCAAGAGTTGGCTACTGTTGCTCCAGAGGCTGTATATCAACCTGAAGACACCGAGCAAATGATGGCTGTGGACTACTCTAAACTTGTACCAATGTTGGTCAAGGAAATTCAATCTCTCCGTAAACGCCTTGCAGACGCAGGTATCGCTTAATTTAAAAGGAAAACATCATGTCTATTACATACACTTGGAAAGCCCCAACACTTGAGAGCGTAGTCGCAACAGGCTATGTCTATTGTGCCCACTGGACTTGCACAGCAGTAGACGGAGAACACTCTGCCTCTGCCTACGCAACAGTCTCATGGGCTGAAGGCACTCCTACAATTCCTTATGCAAACCTCACAGAAGCTGAAGTTTTGTCATGGGTGTGGGAGTCTGTTGACAAGGAAGCTACAGAGGCTTCTTTGGCGGCTCAGATTGAGTTGCTGAAGAACCCTGTAAAAGCTACAGGTACACCTTGGTAAAACAGGAAGCCACTACCTGAACTTAGTGGCACATTAAAGGAAAATCATGGGCAACAACACAAAAACCCCATTGACGATTGACGGAGTAGAGTACCAGTTCGAGGATATGACTCCTGAACAACAGACTCTAATCAACCATGTCGCAGACCTTGACCGAAAGTTATCGTCTGCAAAGTTTAATGTTGACCAACTTCAAGTTGGCAGAGATGCTTTTTTCACAATGTTGAAGCAATCTCTAAATACAGTAACAGAGGCAAAGTAAATGGAAAACACCGCAGAAGTCGCAACAAAAGTATCTTCAGTAGCTACCTATGGTGGTGCAGGAAGTGCTGTGTTCTTTGGTTTATCAGCCAATGAATTTGGTGCGCTTTGTGGTGTGATTATCGGCTTGGTTGGTCTTGTCGCAAACATCTACTTTAAATATCAACATTTGAAACTGGCTCGTAAAGAAAAATGACTTTGTTACTTGTATTGGCTCTACAGGCTGAATACAGGTGCGTAAGGTGGTCATGGACAGGTGATGTTTATAACCGCAAGGTAGTATGCCTTGAGTGGAAGAAGGTAGAGCGGAAATGATAGACCCGATAACAGCCCTAAATGGCCTACAAAGTGCCATTTCGATGGTCAAGAAGGCTAGTAAGGTAGCCAATGATCTAGGCGGTCTTGCGCCCATGATCGGCAAGATGTTTGACGCTAAGAGCCAAGCAACTAAGGCTATGCTTCAAGCAAAGAGGGAGAAGAAAGGCTCGAACATGGGTGCTGCTCTACAGATTGAGATGGCACTAGAGCAAGCCAGAGCCTTTGAAGAAGAATTAAAGATGTTGTTCATGCAAACAGGCAAGATTGATGTTTGGAACAAGATCAAGGCTAGACAAGCTGAGATGGACAGGGATGATGCCAAAGAGATGGCAGCGTTAAGAGCAGAGGAAAAGAAGGCCAAAGCCAAAGAAGAAGAAATGCAAGAGATAGCCATGATTATTGGTGGTGTTGCTTTTGTTCTACTACTGGTCTTTATTGGCATCAATGAGTTGATGAGTTTATGTCCGAAGGGCGGTTGTGGTAGGTGAACGAGTACCAGAAGCAATTTGACTTGTTTTGCAGGGTGTTCTGCTACGGGTGTATTGCTTGGTGGTTTCTAGGGTTTCTCAGGTTCTTGCCTGATGACCTGTCAGACAAGATTGTTAATCTTTTACTTGGAAAGATTGGGTTATGAAAATTACCACTTATCAAGAAAACGCTAGGATGCTATGGGAGGCTCATAGGGTTATCCATCAACAGAATATGCAAAGGTTGGCAGAACTCAATCGTCAATGCCAAGAGCAACAAAAAGCCCAAGAGATTAAGACTCAATGGGTTAAAGCCGTGGATGTGATGGCATGAGATATTTGCTTGCAATTTAATTTGACAAGAGTAAAATGCGAAATGCCAAGTGGCGGTAACTACTTGGCATCTCTAACCTAAATGATGAAAGGACATCAAATGGCTGAAATTAGTTTATCACGAGAGCGTTTGTGCGAGTTGCTTGAGGTAGATACCGAAAAAGGAATCTTTACTTGGCGAAACACAATGGGTGGAAAAGCACAAAAAGGTCAGCAAGCAGGTTCAAAACAGAAGATTGGCTATGTTTTGATAAGGCTTGACCAGAAGGATTACTACGCACATAGGTTGATGTGGTTGTATGTTTATGGTGCAATACCACTATTACAGATAGACCATATTAATCGAAACAAAGAAGATAACAGACCTAGCAATTTGAGGTTGGCAACACAAAAACAAAATAGTGAAAATTTGTTCAGACCAAAACAGAATACATCAGGGTTTCGAGGTGTTCGGTTTGAGGCTAGGCTGAAGTCAAAACCTTGGTCTGCTTGTATAACAAACAATTACAAACAGAAGCATTTGGGATATTACGCAACAATGGAAGAAGCAATTATTGCAAGACAAGCTGCTGAAGATGCACTTTTCACACATCACATAAGACAATGAAAAAAATTATTCTTGTTATTGTTGCGCTTTTTTTGTCTGGTTGCTTTGAAGACAGGTATCGCTATTTCTGCCAAAACCCAGATAATTTTGTTCACGCTAGTTGCCAGAAGCCTAAGTGCTTATTTACCCAGACTTGCCCTGAATATCTAGTAGCACCAATCTTGGAGAAACAAATTGCACCATCATCATCTGAAGCTAAACCTAACCCCTGATGAAATCGAAGTTAGGGTTTGGGGTTTCGTAGTCATTTCGGTGACTTTGATTCTCTGTTTTATTGTTGTTGCATTTTTGTACAGCATCATCTTTGTGACTCAGCCCATCAAGACGATGGCGCCCATAGATCAAGCCCTTTTAAAAATGTTAAATGATGTGGTGCTTTTGATTGTTGGTGGCATTGGAGGGGTTATGTCTAAAAGGGCGGTTAGCGCAACAGCAAAAGCCCTAGGAACTCCTGCACCAACAACCCCTACACCAAGTAACCCAGCACCTGTTTCAGCGCCTCCTACGCCTGTTCAAGCCCCTGTAACGCCATCCTACTCATGGGTAGCGCCATCAGGAGCATTGCCTGAGTGGGTAAACCCTCCTTTGGATGAATCTTGGACACCTCCTCCTCCTCCGACTACACCTCCAGATTTGTTAGAAGCAGATCACGAGCGTGAGCAAT